AAGTCTCCTGAGAGCTTAAAGCTCAACGAAGCTGAACAAAAAGCCCTTCAAAGCAACATCGACCCTCAAGGTGGTTACTCTGTAATGCCTTTCATCGGTGGCGTTGAAAAAATCGCTTTTGAGTCTTCTCCTGTTCGCTCATTGGCCACCGTTCAAACTATCGGTACTGATGAATACAAAGGTTTCTATGACGACGACGAGTTTGATACTGGTTGGGTTGGCGAGATCTCTACACGTGCTGAAACTGGAACCGCTGATCTCGGCATGTTCTCAATCCCTGTTCGTGAGGTTTACGCTCGATTCAAAATTTCTGATCGTTTGCTTGAAGACTCAATTTTCAACATGGAGTCATGGAGCCAGCAACATGTTAATGATAAGATCGCAAGAACTGAGGCCACTGGATTTGTAACTGGTTCTGGCTCTCTTCAACCTCAAGGTTTGGCTACTGCCACTGCTAACACTTCCACACCTGCTGGTTATGTTCGCGGTCAGATTGGAACCAAGACAACCGCTGGCGCTACTGCCATCACTACTGATGAGCTAGTTGACCTCCGCACAAACTTGAAAGCTGTATATCGTCCTAACGCTTACTTTGCTTTCACTCGTGCAACTGAGGGTTATGTTCGCAAGCTTAAAGACGGCCAAGGCAACTACATTTGGCAGCCTAGCTATCAAATGGGCGTTGCTGATAGTCTCTTAGGACAACGCGTTGTCATCATGGAAGACATGGCCGACATCGCTACAGGTGCGATCTCTGTTATCCTTGCTGACTTCCGATCCACTTACATGATCGTTGATCGTGTTGGATTGAGCGTGTTGAAAGACGTTTATTCAGCAGCGTCAACAGGTCAGTGCTTGTTCCACATCCGCAAACGAGTTGGTGCTGGTATCAAGAACTGGGACTCAATGAAATACTTGAAACAAGCTTAATAGCGAGGATTTAAAAAATGAAAGACTTAAAAAATAACATCAAGATCGTTCCCTCGATCTTGCCCGTAGCTGCAACTGGTGACGTGACAGGCGTTGCTGTTGCTCTTGCTGGCTATGAAAGTTGTGCTGTCTCTTTGACTGCCACAACTGCCTCCGTTGGTGGAACATTCAAATTGACTGAATGCGCCACTGTTGGTGGCACTTACACTGATGTAGCTGCCGCTGACATCATCGGAACTCAAGGCGTTGCGATCGTTGAAGATAGCACCGTGACATTGGGTTACATTGGAAGCCTTGGTTTCATCAAAGCTGTGTTTACTCACAGTGCTGATGGTGTCATTTCTGCCGATGCGATCTTGTCTAACGCTCTGATCGAAAAGACTGGCGCTAACTGATGAAACTGTGTGAAGTCAAAATGATTCAAACCCTCGTGGCCTATCACGATGGCTTCACACGGTCCGTTTATCCAGAAGGCACAACTCAGACTTTTGAGGCTGAGTTTGCTAAAAAGTGGGAGCTAGAGGGCTTTTGTACTCCAATCGTCGTTGACATAGAGACAAAGCCCTCACCCATTGAGATTGAAACAAAGCCCTTAACGGTTAAGCGTAAACGTGCGAAGCAAAGTAACAACAGCACCCGCGATTGAACCTGTAACCTTAACGGAGCTCAAGTCTTCGTTAAGAATTACCTCAACCGCTGAGGACACGCTCTTGTCTCAGTATATCACTGATGCAAGATTGCTCGTCGAGAGAATCACGGGCCGGAAGCTGATCAACCAAACGATCACATCCTATTACACTGATTTTAATGGTTCAAGCGTCAACTCTGCGTGGTGGAGTGGCACTAGGGTCATGCATGAGAGCGTTCTCTATGAGCGCCAAAAGATTGAGCTAGAGTTCACCCCTGTTCAAAGCTTGACCTCATTGAGCCAAGTAGAGGACGACAATAGCGAAACTGTTGTCGCTTCGACCGAATACTACTTAGATAACTACGACGACGACATGAGGAGCATTATTCGCCCCGTGTCTGTACTCACGGCAGGATCTAGGAACGAGAACAATTTGAAGGCCGTTTATGTGGCTGGATATGGCGCTCTAGCTTCTGATGTGCCTAGTGCATTGAGGAGAGCCATCATTGTTCTAGCCGGTCAGCTTTATGTAAACCGTGGTGACTGTGGCGATCAATGCCAGTCAGATTGTGGAGTGTCTCAAATGCTAGGCCCTTACATTATTAAAAATGCCTAAGCTTTGCGCTAGAGACTTCTCTGAGTACGTCGAGGTTCAGACCTCTAACCGTGGTGGTGATGGGTTCGGTGGATTTACTGACTCATGGGCAGCTTCATCTTATATCTGGTGCAAGGTCGAAGACAAGCGCGGTTCAAATGAAATGAACAACGGACGTATCAAGGAATTCTTTACAACTGAATTTACAACCCAATACCGTGATGACATAACGGTCACTGATCGTCTGAGTTTAGACGGCAAGATTTATAAAATCACTCAGGTTGAGAATGTCGATAGGAAAAGTCAATTTCTTGTCATCTACGCTGATGCAGGGAGGCCGACATGATTGAGACTGAGGGATTCAAAGATGTGCTCTTGAGGTTCTCATCATTACCAACTGATATTGGTGTCGGCATTAGAAAAGCAATCAATCAAAGCGTTCTGATGGTGCAAGCTGATGCCAAGCGATCCATCGAGAGGCCATCTGGTGGGCGAGTCTACGTGAGAAAAAAAGCTAAGCGAGGCAAGCGTGGATTTGGCCGTGGGTCAAAGACAGAAATCCATATTGCATCAAAGCCGGGTGACGCCCCTAATAAAGACAATGGAGATTTGATAAAATATCTCATAGTCTCCAAGGTGAAAGGCAACACTCGAAAAGGCTACTCTGCCTATGTGAAGTCCCTAGCTCCTTACTCTATGGACCTTGAATACGGAACGAATCGAATGGCCGCAAGACCTTTTTTAAGACCAGCACTAGCCAAGAACGCACCAAAGATTGAGAAGTTGATATTCAACGCGGTGAGGTCACAACTTTGATCACGACAACTCAAATCCTCGCCGCTGTTCAAGCTCGATTCGTTGCTGATGCTACGATCACCGGACTTGTTCCAGCGTCTAAAATTGGTGCTTATGTGCTCGATGAATCGGCTTACCCATATATTCAATATGAGCTAGACTTTGATTCGATGCAAGTCAAGGGCGAGGATGCCCAAGAGGTAACGCTCATCGTGAACATCTGGACAAACTACAGGGGGCCAAAGGAGTGCATGGAAATAGCGGACGGTGTTCGTGCTGAGTTTGATGGCGCACCTGTAACGATAGCGAGTGGGGATGGATTCGGATGCTCTTATGAGTCGATGGATCATTTTCAAGAACCTGAGGGCACGTCATACCGTTGCACGTTGCTCTTTTCGATGCTCTACGGTGACGTATAATACTAAACAATAACAGAAAGGATTTAGATCATGGCCAAGTATCTTGGAAACGCAATGCTCCTCCAAGTGGAGACAACTCCCGGAGGTGGAACTTATGCAACTATCGGGGGTAGCTCTAGTCACTCATTGACCATCAACAATGAGCAAGTGGACGTCAGCGACAAATCAAGCGACAGATGGAAAGAATTGTTAGCCGCTGGTGATAGATCACTTTCGATCTCAATGGAAGGCTTCGTTTCTGATGACGCTAACTTCGAGATATTCAGAATCGCCGCTCGTGATGATGTTATTCTTAACTACACTTTGTTGTATGGAAACTCTGAAACCATTGTTGGCGCTTTCCACATCGACAGCTTAGAAGTGAGTGGCGCAAGAAATGAAGGACAGTCTTTCAGTGCTTCTTTGTCTAATTCTGGCGCACCAACAACAATAAGTTAATCATTCAAGGGTGGCAGCGGTGGGCTTGATCTCCCATCGTGGCCGTTGACTCCTTACGGTCAGCCACCCTAATTTTAAGGAGAATCTTTTAAGGGAGTAAATTATGAGCAAATGGAAAGGCACGTTCGAGATCGAGCTAGGCGGGGAGAAATATCAACTCCGCCCTTCATTCGATGCACTATGTGAGTTTGAGGAGGCCGCTGGTGTTCCTGCTCACGTAGCAAGACAGCAACTCATTGAAGGCAACTTTAGGGCCAAGGTTATTCCAGCGGCGCTATGGGCTGGGATCAAAGGCGAGCACCTCATGAGTGGTCAGAAATGCCCGTCATTTAGAGTAGTTGGTGAGACGGTCCGTAAGGCCGGAATGTTTGGTTTTCAAGTTGAAGCTCTAAAGTTTTTGACGTATGGTTTGAGTGCTGACGACATCATCGAGCGCATTGAGAACGACGAACCAGAGGAAGAAAAAAAAAGTTAACGGACTTCTCGATAGAGTGGTGGCGCTTCGTTGGTATTCTTGTATCTGATTATCACATGCCTATTAAAGACGCTTGGGCTACCACATTACGAGAATTTTGTATAATAACTAGGTGTCGAGACAAAAAGGCTATTCGTGATAAAGTTGAAGAAACATCCAAGCAAGAGATCCTCGATTTCTTTGCAATGCGAGCGTTAATGAATGGCTAATTTAAGCGAAGAACTAAAGATCAGAATCCTAGCTGACATATCCGGCCTCAAGTCAGATATGGAGCAGGCAAAGCGCGTAATAGGCGACTTTGAAAAGAAGACAGAGAGCGCGGCGCAAAGTTCTAAAGAAATGGGTGGCGCTTTTGCGTTCGCCTCTTTAAAATTAAATCTAGTCGTTGATGCTGTCTCCAAATTAGCTGGGGCGCTTCCTAACTTAATATCAGATCAGATCAAGGCATCAAAGGAAACTAAGCTATGGGCCTCTAGGCTAGATGTTGCTGCTGATAGTTTTTCACAACTTGAGATCGTAGCAAGAAAGTTTGGCGGGTCAACTGATGATATAGGCGACTCTATCAAAGACCTAAACGAACGGATCGCAGATGCTGCTCGTGGCAATAAGACCTACGAAGACGCATTAAATATGGTGGGTTTAGCTTCTCAGAATCTCATAGATCTGCCAGTCGAGGAGCAGTTTCTAAAGGTAGCTGATGCCATTGGCAAAATGAATAACGCAGGTGATCGTAATTTTGTCACCGCAGAACTCATGGCTGACGCTGGTTTTCGTTTAATACCAATGTTCCAGCAAGGCGAGAAGTCTATTCGCGGAATGATGAAGGCCGCTGATGACCTAAACCAATCCCTAGACTCATCACAGATAGAAGCATTTGCCGATTTAGACAGGGCATTCATTGAACTTGAATTATCAACGGATACTTTGGCGAAGACAATTGGGGAAAGCCTAGCACCTGTACTGGAAGAATCCGCAAGGTTAGCGGGGCTTGTAGCGGAAGAAATGACCGCGATGTTTGCCAAGCAGAAAGAAATAAAAGATTTAGATGTTGCCAGTCAGTTATCTGCTCAAAACGATAAGCTAGCAGGGCTCAAAATGGCCTTGGTATCCGCTCAGGGCGAGCTTGCAGGGTTCCAAGATTCTTGGATGAAAGCCATTGGCTTCTCTGGCGCAGGTGAGAAGTTGATACTAGAGGGCAATGTTGACCGTCTGAGGATGTCGATTGCCACAACTACCGCAGAAATCGAAAAACTCAAATCGGCAAAGGCTGGGTCTGGTTTAGCGGTTAGCAAAGACGGTTCTCCACCTGTACCAGATCCATCTGGTTCGACTAATCTGGGGGCCAAACTAAGACAAGAGCAACTCGACGCTATCCTAAGTGCTGAGTTTGAGCACATGCTAGAGGTGGGTGAGCTTCAAAAACAAGCAGACGCTGAGAAGGTAGCGAGAGACGAGGAGAATCTAAATTACCTTTTCGAGCAACTCTTGGCCGAGGGCGACATAAAGCGCAAGGCAAGAGAACAAGAAGAAGCGGAACACGCGGCATGGTTAGACCGGATGTTCGGCATGGATGCAAAGCATCAAGAAATGAACCGGAAGTTGTGGATGTCTGGATGGCAAGGGAAAATGATGGTGGCCTCAAAGTTCATGGGCCAAATGTCGTCCATGATGGCCAGCAACTCCCGTAAACAATTCGAGATCGGCAAGGCGGCGGCCATTGCTCAAGTGGCCATTGATACCCCCAAGGCGGCCATGAGTGCGTACTCTGCTATGTCTGGCATTCCCCTGATAGGGCCGGCGCTTGGTATCGCAGCGGCGGCGGCGGCAATTTCCAGCGGCGCATCACAGATTCAAAACATAAAAAGCCAAACAATGGGTGGTGGTTCTGTTAATGCTGGTGGCATTAGTGGAGGCGGTGGCGCAGGTGCTGGAGGTGGCCAACAACAAGCCGCGCCGGAAAACGTCCTAGACGCGACCTTTAACATTCAAGGCTCATCTGTTTCGGCGGATTCAGTAAGGCAATTAGGGAGCTCACTCAATGAATATATCGAAGATGGTTTTAGGATTCGGAGTGTTCAAGTAGTATGATTAAGCCTAAGATACTTTACGGAAATGCGCTCCGTGGCATAACTCCCACATTCTCAGGCACAACAGTGAGCGGGAAGGG